CGTCTGATAATTTCATGTTTGTTACCTCCTGTTACATAAAAGTAATCTGCTTTAGTACTGATTTTGCACCGATGGTCGGCGTGTTACCAGTTGTATCTTCGGACGGCTTTTCAGGTAATTTATCAGTCCTGATAAAACCGTGAATCACAACCGTCCCATTAGGATCGTCTGTCTTTTTAACATCGTGCAGTAACACCCCGATTGCCGTATCATCATTGGCTGGTATGATAGTACCGGCTTTAATGATTCCATCACTTCCTGCTGTTAATTTTGAACAATCATAAGGTACAGCCACATAATGATCGTTATAAAGAATTTCTTTTGTGTTTGTAATATTGGTATTTGTAAATTTCATTATTACTTACCTCCTCCGTAATATTTCAAAATTTCATTTGACTGCTTTTGCTTTTCTGCCCTTGCTTTACCCAGACTTTCAGCAACGGAATTACTTTTATTTCCGTTTTCTGCGTTACCGTTCAAATTACCGCCGTTAGGATTTCTGCCGTTGTCTTTAAACGTCTTATTAACTTTGTCCTCAACAAATCTTTTTACCAGATCGCCAAATGCTTTTACCCTGTTATTAATTGATTCTTCATCATCGGCAATAATAAAATCGACAAGCTCAAGTGCCTTGTCGCTACCGTCATCAAGTCCTGCCGCTTTAATTGATTTAATAGCCAACAGACGGTTTTCTTTGTCCTTAAGCGCTTTTTCACGTTCCGCAAGAGTCTTTTCCTTTTCGGACATTTCAAGCTGTTTAAGTTCCTCAGCTGTCATTTTTTCCTTTTTGAGATTGTCAAGCTCTTTTTGTAATGCGGCATTTTTCTTGCTAATTTCAGCAGTAAGTTTATCTGCTCTGGCTTGCACAAGCTTGTCAAGGTCTGGCGTATTATTGCTTTGGCTGTCGGCATTATTGTCAGAACCATTATTGTCCTGATTACCGTTTATATTACCATTAGCAGTTCCAGAATCCGCACCGGATTCTCCTCCCTCTGCAAAAAATTGCATTGGAATTTTAAAAATTTCTCCCATTTTGCACCTCCATTTAAATTTCTAAGCAGTTTTACGCCTTGCTCAGGGCAGTGCGTGACCGCACGGGACTTGTCGGGCGTTAATTGCCCGATGGGTTACTTTTGATTTTGGGTATAAAAATAGCACCTCTTTAAGAGATGCTAATAAACTTATTGAATTTTGGATATAAGAAAACCGCCTCATGGGCGGTTAAGTTTTTAATACCAAATTGCTGTAGCTTCACTTGGAATTCTGTTTCCTGAATTAACAAGCTGTAATAATTTCGAACGCACACGAGCAATGTACATTTTCTTGCCGTATTCATAGTTCGAAAAAGTTACGCTGCTTACTTCCTCCGTGTTTAAATCTACAACAATATGTCCTGATTCTCCACTTTGCTCTGGTATATAATCGCAGGAAATGTATTTTCCATCGGACATAATATTAAAAAGCTGTACCATTTGCTTAGTGTACCTCCTTTACTCGCAATACTTTGCAAAATTATATTTCTTCGAAGCTTTTAGATGAGCTTCATACTGGGAGAAGCCCTTTTCCATATAGCGTAATTCAGCATATTCATGTTTGAGCAAAACAATGTCTTGTTCCCTAAAGTTTCCATTTATTAACCTTTGCCATGATTGAGCCATTTCATAATCAGGATCAAAGCGCCGCTTACCATCAATTAAGTCGTGCTCAGATATAAACACATGATTTTTTATCTTGTCAATCTTATTCTGTGAAATCCCTGTTGATCTTGAAATATGAAGGGTATCAGTTTTCATGTGTCTTACTGATTCATAATATTGTGTAGCATGCTTCTCAGCAGCTTTGCTATACGGGTTTAGCGCACCACTTATTGCTCCTGTATTCATTATACCACTTCCACCTGATTTGTCAACAGATTTACCAGTTAATTCTTCAAATTTTTCAACACTCATCAAAGTATATTCAAGGAAGCATCTGCAACGGCAGTCATTTCGTGCCGTACCGCTAGTAGATGGACATTCTGCATATACATTTGGCTCAAGCTGGAATTTATCACCAACCTGTATTATAACACCCTCCATTTTTTGATGATTAGCACCATTACGGCTAATTGAAGTTTTCCAGCCTGATTTAGTACGATACCTGTGCTGAGGACGTACACGCTCATCTTTCATTGTACGCCACGCAGCAGTATAAACAAGTCCTGAACCGTCAAGGGAATCTGATATGTCTTTTGCACAGTCCATAAAGCCGCTTTCGGTTACTCTGTGCGTTTCAGTACGTACAATATTAGTCGCTTTACCATAGCTTATATCAAGTCTCTCAGCTACTTTTTTGGCAGTTGTCTCATATCTGTCACCGTTCATCAATCCTATATTGACCTGCTGCTTGATATCGTAAATTACCTCTTTACGATTTTTCTCAAGAATATCAGGCAATGTCAAACCGCTTACCGGATTCTCTATTGCCCTTTTCATAACCTCAGGACGTATGTTCAAATCTTTCAGATAATTCAACGCTGATTTTGTATCTTTTGCTTTCAATACTGACTCTGACATTCCCTTATAACAAGCTGTATATGTATCTTCAACCGTGTTTTTTATAAGTGCTACTATCTCTGGAGTTAAATTGTTAACATGTGATTCAATTTCCTCTAAGAATTTTGCATATCGACTTTTTTCCTGAAGCATTGCAACTGTTAAAATGCCGTCCTTTGAATACTTCAAATATTCGTCTGCAAGAAAATGATTAAGTTCTTTTAATAACTGCTTATAAATCTTTCGTATTTTCTTTTCGGTAAGCACTTCACGGCTTTGCTCTATTCGCCGTATCTCATGAAGCAAATCATTTAGACTTTGTTCCGCCTTCGGCATATCTGCCCCCCTCCTTATTATGTACTTATATTATCGGCATCATCTTCAGGTGTAACCTCCGTTAATGGCAGTATACCATCCTTTTCTTTTTCAATCATCTGCATAACATAATCAACATCATCAACAAATGACAACTGACTGTAGGCAACTTCCTTCGGAAGTCCTGCTGCAATAAGAGCTTGTACTGTCTGCGCTTCATTAGCAAGGTCAAGCGGAAAGTTCCTGTTGAAATCCATAGTCACTTGAAGCGGGTCAATTTGCTTTCCTTTTTTCGTCCATGCAGATGCAAGCAGTTTCCACATAAATTGTGCTGCATTCATCATCTGCGCCTGAAACATACCGCACTTTATTTCCAAACCGTGTAACTTGAATTTAAGACTTACACCGCTGTAAATATGATCAAACTGCGGTATTAAATTACTTAAATCCTCAACATGCCAATTCTTAAAAATAACATGCCCTAATACTCCCCAATTGCCATAAGTATAAACATTTCTGAAATATTCATCGCTTTCATTTTCCAGGCTGTAAATATCATCAGGAGTAAGAAACTTATTATCTTTATAGGTTGTCTTTAAAATCGACAGTTCATTGTCTTTATAAACGGTTTTATTGTCCTGCCAATTTTTAAAAAAATCCTGATATATCCAATGCGTCTTTAAAATCGGATTAAAGGACAATGTTATTGATTTTTTAAAGGGAGAATATCCTCTTAGACGTTTCTTAAGCTGTAAATACGCTTCTCTCTTTACCTCTGTTGCCTCCTCTATCCAGCGCCATTGGCTGGAGTAATTGATTTAAGCTTTTCAACGTCGTCAAGTCCTGCAAATAATATTTGTTTGCCGTTGTCTTTGCAGGTAATCACCATATCTGACTTATTGATTGAATAAAGATGACTAACACCGTATGCTGAAATAGCCTTTTTTATTTCATTGAAAAGTGAATTACGTATCGTTTTACCGATATTTCTTGTAAGCAGCCAATTAACACCGTTTAAATTATCCATTACCACACGCTGTGCCAAAAAGAAGCTTTTACCGCTCGATGAACCTCCGTAATATATCTGCGTCATTCTTTCCTCTTTTAAGAATGGGATATACACATCATTTACATAAATCATTTTATCCATAATTAATCCTCTTCCTGCGACTCTTCTCTTTGTG